ACTAATAAAGATTTAGCAGACCTTGTAGGAATGGCACACAAAATTCGTATGGACGAACTCAAAGCTCAAACAGAACTAGAAAAAGCAAAAGCAGCAAACATAAAAAGTCAAACAAATGTACAGATAAATAGTGGAGAGTTACCTTTTGGACAAGGAAACTATGGTGAGCTTATGAAAAAACTTCTGAAAGAAAAATAATGAACATTTGGAATCTAATATCACAAGTAGGTGCACCAATAGCAGGAGCACTTGTTATGGGTATGTTTATATTTGTAATTATGAAACAAATCTTTGGAGGAGTTGTAAATCAAGTAAAAACTCTTGAAGGATTTTGTAATAGTCTTATAACTAGAATTAAAACTATGAACAACGATATAATTAGATTAGATACTAGCGTAAGTTCTGCTCTTGAACTTACACCAGACTTAGACAGAATAGCAAGAGCGGAAAATTTTATAGAGGACGGAAAGTTAGATGTCAGGCGTGATTGATGCCATACAACAGTTTGGATTTCCAATTGTTGCTATGGTTGGACTTGGATACTTTGTATATTATGTGTGGTTAACAATTACAAAAGTAATACAACCAGCAATAAAAAGTATGCACTTTACCCTGATAAAACTAATAGACCAGATTCGTATGCTTGATAACGATATGATTCGTTTACAGCAAAAGGTAAACACCGTTTTACAGATGAAAGAGAATGAACGAAAGAAAGATAAATAACCGACTCTCTAATGTAGTAGTAGGTACTATACTTATATTGATGAGTATTATTTTTATTGCAGAATTAAATGCAACAGAAATAGTACACAAGTTTTCTAACCCTAGTTTTAGTGGAATCAATCAATCTGCACATTATTTAACAATAGATGAGCAAGAAAGAACTCGTAAAGAAAAAATTAGAGCAGACGCTCAAGAAGCATTAGAAGATGCTCAAAGAGAAGCAGATAATACAACACTTGCTAAGTTCCTCAGAAACTTAGAATCAAGGATATATTCAACACTTGCAAAAGATATATCTGAATCCTTATTTAACTATGACAACCCCGCCACTTCTGAAAATCCAATTTATGGAGAAATAGAACTAGAAGGCAATATTATTCAATGGTTAAATAACGGCATAACAATCACTCTTACCATTATAGAGATGGCAGATGGAGTAGAAATTTCTAGAACTACAATAACAATACCAGTTGGAAGTTTCGGTGGTTGTGTTGTAGACTGTGGTTAAATATTTAGTAATCGCATTATTATTACAAGGCTGCGCAAGTATAGGCATGCAACAATATCATTCAAACTGCACAGACGGATTGCTATGTGTAGAAGGCCCAGTACTAGAGCCTAGTACAACAAAACAACTTTTAGATTTACCAACACCCAACCAAAAAACTGTGGTCGCAGTTTACGCATTTCCAGATTTAACAGGACAAAGAAAATCAAGCGATAATATTGCAAGTTTTAGTACTGCTGTTACACAAGGAGCAGAACACATATTAATTGAAGCACTTCGTGATGCCGGTAGAGGTGACTGGTTTGCAGTTGTTGAAAGAAGTGGATTAGACCATGTTACAAAAGAAAGACAACTAGTAAGAAGTACTTTTGAAAGCTACAATAGAGGTGCAGACGGTAAAACAATACTAAAACCACTAATATATGCAGGAATGTTAATAGAAGGCGGTATAATTGCATATGATACAAATTTAAAAACAGGCGGTAATGGTGCAAGATATCTAGGTATAGGTATGAAGAATCAGTATCGTGAGGATAAAGTAACTGTCGTCCTTAGAGCTGTGCTAGTGCAAACTGGTGAAGTACTCTTAAATGTAACAGCTACAAAAACGATTTTATCTACTGGGGGTGGAATGGACACGTTTCGTTTTATAGAAATGGGAACAGAGTTAGTTGAACTTGAAAGTGGATATTCAGAAAACGAGGCAGTTGGATACGCCGTGCGTGCCGCTATAGAAGCAGGTGTGTATGGTTTAGTTATGCAGGGCCTTGAAAAAGAAGTTTGGGATTTTGATTATTCCAAACTGAGAGAGGAAGAGAAATGAGAAAGATACTAGGACTATTCGCGATATGTCTATCTTTTGGAACATTTGCAGCAAATAATGATATTTATATCACTCAGACTGGTACAGGACTTACCTTGACAATTGACCAAATAGGTGCTAGTAACACCGTTGGTACTTCATCAAGTAGAGTAACCTTGTCAGGTACTTCTATGACTGTAGATATTGACCAGATTGGAGATAGTAACTCCTTTCTTGCTAGTATACTACAAGGTAATTCATCAAGTTGGACTTGGCTAAATACAGGTGATAGTAATACAGGAACTTTTACTGTTGGTGGAACAGGCGACGTAGCAAACTCAGACTTTGACTACAGCGCAACTGGTGACAGCAACATATTTACTTGGACACAAGGTGCGGCTGCTACAGCTACTGGAGGTAACCAAGATTTTACAATCACTGGTACTTCTAATGAGTACACAGGTACTTGTGAGGTAGTTGGTTGTATAAATGCCTGGACTATTAGTGGAAATAGTAATGACATTACTACTACACAAACAGGTTCAGCCGACCACCAGATAACAGCATCGTTAACTGGTAATTCAAATACTGTAACTATTGACCAAACTGATACTGCATCAACAAATGTTGTGAATTTAATTTCAACAACAACAAATGGAACAATAGACGTTGACCAATGCGCTTCTGGCTGTTAATATTTTTTATAGGAACAATCAGTGCGTCCGAAATAGGAGGAATATCTGAGATAAAAGGAAACGGAGAGATAACTAGAGCAGACTCTAGTGACGCACTCACCGCAGAACTAAACTCAGATATTTTCTCTTATGATGATGTAAGAACAGGCAAAGGAAGACTAGCAATACAGTTTCTAGATGACTCTGTAGTAAAACTTACAGAACACTCAAAACTCATTATAGATGAATATATTTTTGACCCAGACCCAAACAAAAGCAAAATGGCTCTTAACATGGCTTCTGGAACTGCTCGTTTTATTACTGGCAAACTTGGAAGGATTAACAAGCAAAATATTTCTATAAAAACACCAACAGCTACGATAGGTATTCGTGGCACAGATTTTACAACTACTGTAGATGAATTAGGAAGAAGTTTAGTTATACTACTTCCAGATGAAGACGGAACCTCATCAGGAGAAATAACCGTAACAACAGCATCTGGAGTAGAGATACTAAATGAACCTTTTCAGGCTACAATGGTATCAGCGTGGGAAACACCACCAACAAGACCAGTAACCCTGGCAAATATGACTCTCGGGTTGATTGACAATATGTTAATTGTTAGTAGGCCTGAAGAAGTCAATGAAGCAGTAGAAGAGCAACAAACAGGAGTGTCACCTACTGCAGAACTAGATAAAGATTTCTTTGAAGATGCACCAGATTTAGACTGTGATGCATTAGTTGAAGAATGTGACGAAGAAGAAAAAGAAATCACAAGATTAGACATAGATTTATTATCTATAGACTTACTAGTAGATTTATTAGCATTAGTAGAAACAGCTAGTAAGAAAGCAAAAAATCAACAAGCTACTACTATTAGTAATGTAGAGTTAACAGGTATTATTGCAGGGTTTGACCCAGTATACCAAACTTTTACATTTGTTGAAGATGGACTTATTTATTTCGTACATGAAGGAGTAAATAGTTACGATATAGGAATAGATACAGACACAGGAACATATTTATATATAAATAATGCAGGAGTAATAATGGAGGTAGAAATAAATGGTGCGGGCGATAATGTTATCATTATTAATCAGTCTCCCTAGTTTTGCAGGAGATAATAGTCTTACTATAAAAACTAAAGGAACTGGTACTAGCATTACTGCTAAACAAGTAGGTAACGGTAATGAAGGATACATACTATGCGGAGCAAACTCTAGCGGTTCACTACCCGGCACTTCCTACGTTTCACATACTTGTGGAAGCGCAACACTCAGTACTACAGTTATAGGTAATAGTAATAATACTAGACTTTATACTGTATGGTCAAATAATATGGATAATAATTATACTATTACTATAGATGGAAATGATAATTTTGCTTGGCTAGACCAAGATGAAGACGATAATACTTCTACAATTACTCAGACAGGAGATGATAATCACGCAGAGCAGTTAGGTTCTGGAGATGATAATACATATTCAATAACTCAAACAGGAGATGATAAGTATGCTAAGATATTTACTTTTGGAGATAACTCCGCTTTTACTATTAATCAGTATGGTAGTGGAGAACATAATACTTACATCTACAATCACTCAAACGCAGACAATAATACTGCTTCAGTAACACAGTATGGTACAGGAAATAAAGATGCAGATATATTCTTTTACAGCGATGCCGATAATACAACTGTGAACTTAACACAATATGGAGCAGGGGCTCATGTAGCAAATATGAAATTTTATACTGACGATTATAATTTAAATGTTACTCAATCAGGAACAACTAATCAAGCGTATACTGCAACTTTTAACTGTACATCAAACTGTACAAAGACTATAACTATAACACAAGAATGATAGAATACGCATTAATAGCAGACTTTAACTTTGCACAAATAAAAGAAGATTCAGCAAGAATAGATTCATATTTAGAAAGTCAAAAAATAGAGTTTGTAATAGATAACTCAATAGATTATGAAATAAAACAATATATTCTTTGGAATATAGCAGACCTTTATACAACACATAGAGCTATGGAAACAACTTCTGCAAAAGAACAAAATCCTTTTTTACCGAGTAATCCTGAACTTCATGAACTATTAATTCATAAAGCAACGTCTACTATTTCCATAGAACTATTAGGGTGGTTTGATGAAGAACTAAACGAAAATTTATTTACTTTAAATAGTTTAGGTTGGATAGTTGTATTTAATAATTTAGATGTACTATATGATAAATAAAATACTCACTTTAATTTTTGCACTAGGATTATTTATATGGAATCCTTATCCAATGCAAATTCTAGAGCTCAAAACATTTGATTGGTTAATGTTATCACAACCAAAAATTCAAAATGAAAACATACTTATAGTAGACTTAGATGAAGAAATAGTAGAGGCCTATGGAGGATATCCTTTGCCACGTTCTTTATTTGCGTCTATGATAGAAAAAACAGAAGGCATTCCTGGATTTACTATATTAATGCCTGACCCAGATTTACGAGATAAAAATAACGACACTACATTAGCGATGTCTTTATTAAATAATCCAACTGTGTTAGCTTATGCAGCTTCAACACAAGCAACTGAAAAAGGTGCTCATGTGGGTACAGCTCAGTTAGGAGAAGACCCAATACCATGGCTATTAAACTATCCAGGAATTTTAAGACAACTACCAATTTTACAAGTAAACGCAGACGGCGTAGGATTAATAAACTCCTCCCCAGAAGTAGACGGCGTCGTAAGACGTATGCCCGTAGTCGTCGCAAGCAAAGATAAAATATTTCCTTCTTTTAGTTTAGAGATGTTAAGACTTGCAGTTGGTGACCCCAGCTATCAAATTAAGACTAATCAGGTAGGAGTAGAATGGTTAAGAATACCAAACTATCCACTTATAAATACAGATTCAAATGGAAGAATATGGATAAATACTAATATAAATTTTTACAAACAAACTGCAGCTGAATATATGGCAGACCCAATACCAGCGCCCTTTGTTATATTTGGAGTTACAGCAGAAGGAGTAGTTAACCCTGTTCCAACTGCCTCAGGAGCAAAGTATCCTCATGAGATACAAGCGAATGTACTCCACAATTTAATTGAAGGTACCGCACCCTCAATTCCCAACTGGAGTAGTGGAGCAGAGCTGGGAGCTGCAGTCTTGGCTTTGCTCTTTCTTTTACTTACAGCAAGTAGAATCTATTTAAGTATACCTGCTCTACTCTTAGTTATTGGAGGTTCAATATATGGAGCCATATATGCTTTTGAATCTTCTTATTTGTTTGACGTTTCTGGGATTATTTTAATCTCCTTTTTATTCTGGAGTATTGAAAGTTTCCGTAATTTTGCAAAGACCTATTTTGAGAAATTACAAATTAAACAACAATTTGGAACGTATGTAAGTCCTGACTTAGTAAAAAAATTACAGGACGACCCAACATTACTGAGATTGGGCGGGGAGACAAAACGACTCACTTTTCTTTTTTCTGATATTAGAGGATTCACACCAATCTCAGAAAAATATCAAAAAAATCCTCAAGGACTCACACAACTTATTAACAGATTCCTTGATAACCAAACACAAATCATACTAAAACATGGAGGCACCATTGATAAATATATGGGAGACTGTATCATGGCATTTTGGGGTGCACCACTTGATGACGAAGACCAAGTTAATAATGCCACAAAGGCTGTCTTAGAAATGAGACTAGCACTAGGAGAATTAAATGAAAGACTCAGAGAAGAAGGCTTGGATACGATTAATACAGGAGCGGGAATCAACACAGGACTCTGCGTGGTCGGTAACTTTGGTTCTAGCAATCGTTTTGATTACTCTGTACTTGGGGATAGCGTTAATCTAGCAGCCCGTTTAGAGTCAAGTTGTAAAGATTATGATACCGATTTAATTATTTCAGAATATAGTTTACTTGATGATTATGATTACGAGTTTCTAGACGAAGTAAAGGTCAAAGGCAAGTCAGAGCCCGTTAAAATCTATACCATACGAAAATAGGTCTTGACAATTTTGCTTAGTTTTGATATAATTACAATCATAAGAAGAAAAATCTTCAAGAAAAAAAGGAATAAGCATGGAGGCCAAACAAGTAGCTGCAGAATTAGAAAAGTATAAAGCTGTGAGTGCAGAAAGATGGAAAACTGCGTTTAACAGGTTTGATGCTATAGACCTACAAGTTGGTAGATTAGAAACTATACTTATTGGAGCAGCTGGAGCAATAATTGCAGGTGGCTGCGGTGTATTATGGACTATACTATCTATGCACCCATAGGAGAAAAAATGGAATCAGGATATAAAACCAAAGATATGAAAGCAGAAGTCAAAAAAGAACTTCCTGTCTATCAAAAACGACAACATTGGTGTTTCAAATTAGATGGAGTATTACATAAGTTACCAACTAAAAAAGAAGCAGAAAAACAATATCTAGAACTAACTAAATGAATACTTTTCAAGCAGCATTTCAAAAAGCACTAGATAATAGCGAGGGAGACCCTCAACTAGCACAAACAATTAAACACTCATTAGGGAAAAAGTGGAAAAGAAAAAAAGTCACGAAGAAAGATGGAAGATATGTCAAAAGTGTCCGCACTTAGAAAAGCGCTGGAAGTTTTGTAAAGTCTGTCTTTGTTTTATGCCCCTCAAGACTAAGTTGCGATGGGCAGAGTGTCCTGACGAACCCCCTCGTTGGACATAGGAGCACTACTATGGCATTAACTGCTAAGCAAAAGAAACTACCTAAAGCTTTACAACAGGCTATTTTAAAAAGCCAAAAGAAAAAAGGCATGGGTAAGAAAAAGAAAAAGAAAAAAGGTGGCAAAAAGAGACGGTCAAGAGGTTAATATCATACCCGAGTACATAACTTGGTTATGGTACTTTAGAAAGATAAGTAAAGTTTGTCCTTGGTCGTATAAATCATTTATAGCAGGGACTACAAGAATAATTCCCTTTGATGAGAAAGAAATGTTACTTTCTGAACAAAACTGGGAAAAACAACCCTGGGAGGTGATAGTCTACCTGATGGGTGATGACCTAACTCTTGAAGAGATTGATGATATAGTGGCATTTAGAAATGAAAGCCAAGAGAAATGCGAATACTTATGGTCTCACCCATCTTTTTCTAAAGGTGGAAAGAATCAAACACATGTGCCTGTAATCATACAGCAAGATAGAGCAAAACTAATGGAATTAAGACATGCCCGTAAGAAAAGTTAAAGGCGGATATAGATTCGGTAAAACAGGAAAGATTCATAGAACTAAGAAAGCTGCTGACAGACAAGCAAGAGCAATATACGCATCAGGTTATGGTAAGAAAAAAACGAGACCCAAGAAAAGGAACAGGAAAAAAACCAAAAGGTAGCGGCAGAAGACTTTATACTGACGAGAATCCAAAAGATACTGTCAGAATTAAGTTTGCTACTGCAAAAGACGCACGAGCTACAGTACGAAAAGTTAAAAGAGTTCGTAAATCTTACGCAAGAAAAATACAAATACTAACAGTAGGTGAACAAAGAGCAAGAGTGATGGGAAAGAAAACAGTCGCATCAATCTTCAAGTCTGCGAAGGCAGGATTAAGGAGAGCACATGGTCGTAAGAAGAAGAAAAAGAAAGGCCGCTAAAAAGAGACCACTACCAACAAACCCAACTCTTTATGCTAGAGTAAAAGCTGAGGCAAAGAGAAAGTTTAAAGTATACCCTTCCGCATATGCAAATGGGTGGTTAGTAAGAACATACAAAAAACGTGGCGGACGTTTTAGAATGGGAGTAAAGAAACGATGATAGATTATATCAAAGAAACCTTCCTTCAGTTTTGGAATATTCTTTCGGGAAAGGATAAAAACTGGGACGGCTCTGTTGACATCAAAGATAAAATGATAGAAGCAGAAGAAAAAGTAAAAAATGGCTAAGTATCAAGGCGGACTAACTAAATGGTTTAAAGAAGGTTGGGTAGATATATCTAGACCTAGAAAAGGCGGTGGTTATCAGCCTTGTGGCAGAAAATCTGCAAGAAAAAGCAAAAGCGGATATCCGAAATGTGTCCCTGCTAGTAAAGCTGCAAGAATGACTAAATCACAAATAAAGTCAGCAGTTAGAAGAAAAAGAGCAGCTGGTAATCCAGGAGGAAAACCAAGAAATGTTGCTACTTTTGCTAAGAGGGGTAGAAAGAAAAAAAGAACTACCAGAAGCAGACGCAAAAGATAATCCTAAAAAGGAAACCATGAAAGAAAACTTAGTATATGAAATACTTGGTGTTGTGTCCATGTCAATAAGACTAAAAAGAACAATAGAAGATAAGATTTCTTGGGGGATTCAGCTTCGTGAGTTGCTTCAACTCCCAAAAAACAAAGCTAACAGTAATATCGTTAGAGAATATTTAAAAGATGGCACTCAATAAACGAAAACACTCAGCATTTTTACGAAATAAACATGTTTATAAATCACCAGGCCCTGCTAAAAAAGCAGCGACTAAACTGGGATTAAAAGGCATACATGCTCATGGCAGAGGAAAAGCCAAGAGATTTATGCCAGGAAGCTCTCATAAAGCATATAGAAATGCATTGAGAAAGAAAAGGAGAAAATAAATGGCAGGTAAATTTTTAAGCGGACCAAGTATTCACAATACTCAAAAAATCCGTAAGCATGTTCTCAAAAGAGGACTAACAAGAGATATGAATGCAGCTGCAGGAACTTTAGTAAATACTAAAAATCCTAATGGCATAGAGGCATTTAGATATGCTACTGCACCAAAGGGCATAGGCCCACGTTTTGGCAAAACTAAAAATCCACCAAAAGCAAGATTTCCCGGAAGGAGAAGAAGAAGATAGATATTTATAATAAATTTCATACTTTAATGAAATCAGGTAGATTACCTAAAGTTTGTAAGATAGCAGGAATAAATAATGGCACTAACAAAAGCAGAAAAAGCAAGATTAAAAAGAGCAGGGTTATCAAAGTTAAACAAACCAAAAAGAACACCTAATCATAGAACTAAAAAAGCTGTTGTTGCTACAAGAGTTGGTGGCAAGGTAAAAATTATTCGTTTTGGAGCACAAGGCATGGGGCATAACTATAGCCCCGAGGCCAGAAGAAGTTTCAAGGCTAGACATAGGAAGAATATTGCAAAAGGCAGGTCTTCCGCAGCTTGGTGGGCAAATAAAGTCTTCTGGGCTGGAAAAGGTGGTAGTACAAAAAGACCACCAAAATCACAAAAACGTAAATTCGGAAAGTAGTATGGCACAAACACCAAAAGTAATAGATAGAAGAGTAGCATGGCTTGATGGAGTATCTGTAGAAGCAATAGAAATACTTGCAAAAATACAACATGAAGCCATTAACGGAGAAACTTTATCAGAGCACCAGAAAAATATGACTGAGCTTTGTAGTGGTTACTTATATTTACTAAGACTATCTAAAGATTACGGACTTTTTGATTCAGACGACCCATTTAACTTATTTGAGAAAGAGACCCTACATTGATAGAAATTAGTCGTTCAGATATAGTTTCAGACTATTTGATGAACTATGAAACAGAAGAAAGATTTATTAAACTACCTATTGAAGGGTATCTTGACTTATTGGGTATAGAACCTAACAGCTCACAATCAGCATTAATCAATGCAATCAATAATACAAAATATCGTTTTGTCTGCGCAGCAGTCGCTCGTCGTCAAGGCAAAACTTATATTTCAAACATAATCGGACAACTTATTTGTCTAGTTCCTAATAGTCATGTATTACTCATGTCACCTAACTACTCATTATCACAAATATCATTTGACTTACAGAGAAATCTCATAAAGCATTTTGATTTAGAAGTTACAAGAGATAATGCAAAAGACAAAGTAATAGAACTATCAAATCAATCAACAATTCGTATGGGTTCAATTAATCAGGTTGACTCCGTTGTTGGTAGAAGCTACGACTTAATTATCTTTGATGAAGCAGCACTAACAGACGGTAGAGACGCTTTCAATGTAGCACTCAGACCTACACTAGATAAAGATAACTCTAAAGCTATATTTATATCTACTCCAAGGGGTAGAAATAATTACTTTGCAGAATTTTATCATCGTGGGTACAACGATGAATTTCCAGAATGGTGCAGTATAAAAGCTACTTGGCATGAAAATCCAAGAGTATCAGAACAAGATATTAAAGAAGCAAAAAAGACAATGTCGGAGTCAGAATTTAACCAAGAATATTTAGCAGACTTTAATGTATTTGAAGGTCAAATTTGGTCATTTAATTATGAACAATGCACATCAAATTTATCAGAACTTGATACTAGAAACATGGACGTATTCGCAGGACTTGATGTTGGTTACAAAGACCCAACAGCTTTCTGTGTTATTGCGTATGATTGGGACGAAAAGAAATACTATGTATTAGATGAATACTTAGACGCAGAAAGAACTACAGAACAACACGCAATACAAATACAAAAGTTAATAAAAAAATATGATATAGATTATATTTATATTGATTCTGCTGCTCAACAAACAAGATATGACTTTGCACAAAACTATGATATTAGTACTATAAATGCAAAGAAATCTGTACTTGACGGAATAGGTCATGTAGCTGGTATAGTAGACAATGATTCTCTTATAGTAAATCAAACTTGCAAGCATGTCACTACATCACTAGACCAGTATCAATGGGATCCAAACCCAAATCTTATGAAAGAGAGACCAAAACATGATATGTCATCTCATATGGCAGATGCTTTACGATATGCGTTATATTCATTTGAAACTAGTGTCACCTCGTTCTAGATGTACCTGTTAAAAATTGTACTTGACATGTGGTGTGCCTTTTTGGTATAATTCTAATTAAGAGTAGAAATATGAATTTAAAAAGAGATTTAGTTAAATATGTAAGAGATAAAGCTAAGTCACGATATAAAAAAGCAAGTGCTTGTTACATTTGTGGCAGTACTGAACAGTTAGATTTTCATCATTTTTATGGACTCACCGAATTACTAGAAACTTGGTTAAAAGAAAAGAATATAATTATTGAGACTGAACAAGACATACTAGAACTTCGTGAATCCTTTATTGATGAAAATTTTGATAAATTATATGATTATACTGTAACTCTGTGTCACAATCATCATCTGAGACTTCACTCAATATATGGAAAGCGACCCAAACTGATAACAGCAGAGAAACAAAAGGATTGGGTCCAGATACAGAGAGATAAAAAATATGGCATGGTATGATAGATTTTTAGGAGTACAAAGAGAGGAAAAACTAAACCCATCTCAGTTCGTAATTTCTAGAAATGAAGGAATGACTGTTGATTCTTTAGAACCAACAATAAGCTATAAAAATGCTTATGAACAACTAGAAATTGTAAACCGTGCTGTCAACATGATAGTTGACGATGTAGCAGAAATACCATATACAATAGGACAGCAAAACCCAGTAACTAATAATATAGTAAAAAATATTAGAAGGTCAAAAGTAGACTTACTAATAAATAGAGAACCAAATCCATTTCAAGATGTAAGTACTTTCAAAAGAAACTTAATTATTGATTTGATGATTGATGGTAACATATTTATATATTATGATGGTGCTCATCTGTATCACTTACCAGCAGATAAAATGACAATCTATAGTGATGAGAATACTTACATTGAGAAGTACGAGTTTGATAATAGTATTGAGTATAGTACAAATGAGATTATACATATAAAAGAAAATAGTTTTAAATCAATATACAGAGGAGTTCCAAGACTGAAACCAGCACTTAGAACAATGCAACTTCTTATCAATATGAGAAACTTTCAAGATAACTTTTTCAAGAATGGAGCAGTGCCCGGTTTAGTACTAAAGAGTCCTAATACTTTATCTGAAAAAATTAAAGAAAGAATGTTACAAGCATGGATTTCACGGTACAATCCAAACACAGGAGGCAGAAGACCTCTATTTTTAGATGGCGGATTAGAAGTTGAAAACTTAACAGAAGTAAACTTTAGAAACTTAGATTTTCAAGACGGAATCAAAGCAAATGAAAAGATTATACTAGAAGCTATGGGAATACCTCCAGTACTTATGGACGGTGGCAATAATGCAAATATAAGACCTAACCATAGACTATACTACTTAGAAACTATACTACCTATCGTAAGAAAGTTAGGAACAGCAATAGAAAGATTTTTTGGATTCGGGGTAGTTGAAGATGTTACAGGAATACCTGCACTTCAACCAGAATTAAGAGACCAAGCAGCTTACTATGCTACACTTGTAAATACAGGAATAATGAGTCCAAATGAAGCAAGAGAAGCATTAGGCAAGGAACCAGTAGAAGGATTTGATGAGCCAAGAGTACCAGCAAATATAGCAGGCTCTGCCGCAAATCCAGAAGAAGGTGGCAGACCACCAGTAGAGGAAGAATAATGACAAAAAAATCAAAAGCTTTAAAAATGATAGCAGAATATATGGCAAAGAAAGGAAAAGTTCTTACACTAGCTGAATATAATGCTGAAACAGACAAGCCCATTAGAACAGCAATACTAAAAAGAACATTTGGTGGCTCTTGGGCAAGAATGGAACAAATGTTAGAACATAATTATCCAGAACTATATGTGCCTACACCAGCACCAGCACCTAAAAAGACAGTTGCAAAAGCTAAAGTAGGAAAGAAAGATGGAAAATAAAATATATCATTGGACCAGTAATTTTAAAACTCTAGGAGAGTCAGAAGACGGTGGAGTAGAAATTAAAGGTTCAGCAAGTACAAACGCACTAGATAGAGCAGGAGATATAATCAATACAGATGCATGGACAAAAGGAGGATTAGAGAACTTTAAGAATAATCCTATTATTTTATTCAATCATGATTATAACAAGCCTATTGGTAGAGCAAAAAATTTACAAGTTACTGACAACGGTTTAGAGATATCAGCAAAGATATCTAAAGCTGCTGGTGAAGTAACACAATTAATTAAAGACGGTGTCCTTGGAGCTTTTTCTGTTGGTTTCAAAGTCAAGGACGCTGATTACATGACTGAAACTGACGGATATAAGATAAAGGATGCAGAGCTTTTTGAAGTATCTGTAGTATCTGTGCCTTGCAACCAAAATGCAACTTTTGGATTAGCAAAATCATTTGATTCTATGGAAGATTACAACAAGTATAAGCAAACTTTTTACACGGCTAACTTAAACGATTCAGCAGACGCTGTTGAAGTTGAGCAGCCAAGTCAGGCGCAAGCCAAAGAAATGGAGACAAATATGTCAAACGAAAAACAATCTCCTGAGAGCAATCCTGAGTTCAATATTGAATCATATGCTAAAGAAGCAGCTGAAAAAGCTGTAGCTTCTTATGCAATGAAGCAAGCTGAACTAAAGGCTGCTGAACAGAAGGCTGCTGAAGAAGCTGTTGAAAAGGCTGCTAAAGAAGCTGAAGTTCAAAAAGCCTCCGAGGAAGCAAAACAGGAAGAGCAAAAAACTATAGTCCAAGCTGGGCTATCAGGTGCTGAAAAGCTAATGTCAGATGTTGAGACACGAGTAAATGAAAAGCATGAAGATTTAGAGAAAGTTGTAAAAGAACTTGAATCTCAGTTATCTGAGAAGTCTGAAGAAATCATGAATATTCGTGAGTCAAAAAGAATGTTCACAGACAGAGGCAACGGCAACTGGAAAAAAGACTTTGAAAATGATGTTCTTGATGCAAAATTCTTAGGATTAGCAACAGGTAAAGGATATGACACAGACTACGGTAAGAGTGTTATGGAGAAAGTTAACGCACATTCAGGCGTTGGTGTATCTTCAGCAGACTTTGAGCAAGTTGTATCTACAAACATTGAAAGAGATATTCAGAATGAATTAGTATTAGCTCCTCTATTTAGAGAAATTACTATGACTTCTGCAAATCAAATTATACCAATCATGCCTGATGCAGGTTATGCAGAATTTACTTCTAACCAAACTGCTAGTGGTTCTTCACCACATGGTAACTTGGCCCAAAGAGGTGATGCATACAACCCTGGTTCAGCAGGTGGTATTGATTTAACAGAAAGAACTCTTTCTACTGTTAAACTCATTTCACAATCATTCTTAGGTAATGAAACAGAAGAAGATGCAATCATGCCAATCTTACCTCTCATCAGAGAATCAATGGTAAGGTCTCATGCAAGAGCTATTGAAAACGCTATCTTAGCTGGTAACAACTCAGCTAATGGTGTATTCTCATCAGGTTCTTTTGAAGGTTTAATTCAAAAAGCCGCTCAAGATGATAGCTCAGGTACACACGTAACTGCATCAACAACTGCATTTGCAAGTGAATCTTTAACTGCAGCTAACCTATTAGCTATGAGAAAGAAAATGGGTAAATATGGTATAAATCCAGCTGAAGTACTTTATATTGTTAACCAACAAGAGTATTTCAACTTACTAAGCGATGCTGAGTTCCAAGACGCTAACCTAGTTGGCGACATGGCTACTAAGCTATCAGGTGAAATCGGACAAGTGTTCGGTACAAGAATTCTCGTTTGTGATGAATTCGCAACACCTGCAGTAAGTAAAGTTCATGCTGTAGCAGTATATCCAAGAAACTATGTAATGCCAAGATTAAGAGGCGTTACTATTGAATCAGACTACGAAGTAGCAAACCAAAGAAGAGTCCTAGTGGCTTCTCAAAGACTTGGTTTCACTGATTTAATTGATGGAGCAACAACAGTTCACGCAAGAAGTTACAAAGCTAGCTAATATTAGCAATTAAGGTTTCGTGGGGCGACCTAAAGCCCCACATTTTAATACTATGGCAGATTTAATAACAGTACAAGAATATAAAAATGCAGAGGGGATTCTTAATCAGAAGGAAGACTCACGACTAGATATTATTGTACCACAAGTTAGTGATTTAGCCAAAAAATACTGTGGAACTTCATTTATAGACTTTTTTAGTTCTAGTAAAACAGAAGAGTTTTCTATATTTGATAACGCTACACATACTTTAGTAGTAGCAGAAAGTCCACTCGTTGCAGTTTCAAGTGTACAAGAAAGAACTACATATGCCGATGCTTATGAAACACTTTCAACTTCAGATTATGAATACTATGTAGATACTAACGCAGATGCAATAATTCGCACAGATAATAATGGAAGAAAGAAAGCGTTCGCACAAGGCGTGGCAAGTGTAAAAATTACTTATACCGCAGGATTTAGTGCAACACCAAGAGACTTAAAATTAGCACTCTTTGATTTAGTTACTTACTATCTTAAAGATGAACATAAAGAAAGAAGAACAATCGCAGGTGCAACTTTACAGAATCAAGGTACTTCTGGAATTAGAGATAATACTGATTTTCCAGACCATATAAAAAGAGTACTTGATTTATATAGAGTAATAATTTAATGGCAAAAAGTATAAGAGAGCAAGCCTGGGCTAATTTTATAAATAATAGAGAAAGATTATCAAGGCCAGGAACACAAAACTTTTTTGTTAAAAATGGTTATTTAAGTGTATATCCAGATAGAATAGATATACTTACACAACAAGATCTTCCAAGTCGTGATGACCAAATATCTCGTTTAAATCCTATAAATAATCTTGATATGGCGAAGTTAGAAGAAAAAGTACTAGCCTCTACAGGAAAAGGAAAGAGATTTCCCGCAGTAACTGTGGTACAAGTAAAAAAGATGCAAGGCAATGGAAGAAGGTTTTATTGGATAAATTCAGAAGGAACTAACCCTCAGGTAGATGCGGAAGGTAGTTTAAGAAAGGCAATAGATGATGCACTTATTTCTACTCTTTCAACAGATGCAGGAAATAATGCAAGTGAAGAAGATATAAGAAGAGCATTTGGTACAGCAAGTCCACAAACAAAAAATCCTCAAAGCAAAAATCCGGATTTTGGTGCAACAACATTAGAGCATGGAGGCCAAGGAGGCCCAGGCCAATTAGAAAAAGATTTAGGTTTTGAAGATGCTGTTAAAACAGTTCAAGGAGTAAAAGTACAATCCAATATACTTGATGCTACTAAAAGAGCCATTGAAGGCAACTCAAGTGGGTATACAGACTTTGCAGAACAACATATAGTAGATATGTTAAATGAAGAATTTAATTTAACTACTGAAATGAAAAAAGAGACTACTATCAAAGGAATAGAAGATAAGTGGATAGGGCAAGGTACTGTAACCGTAAGAAGTCAATTACCTGGTGGAGTTGCTGCAAACTCTTCTAAAGTAGATAAAGAAATTGCAAAAAGATTTAAAAATTTTATTCAGAGTCCCGAATTTGAAAATTCGGTAAAACAAGCAGCTTTAGATGCAGGCAAAAGCATGGAAGAAGCTGAAAAACATTATTCTGCGAGTAAAAAATACCAAGATAGGTATATGGATATAGCTATAAAGAATATTGGAGACTTTATACTTACTAAAGCTGGAAGACCAGATATGCGTTTTAAGAAAAATAAAGACGCAATGAAAAGGCTGATGGCAAGAACTCAAAATAAAGCAGTAAGTAAAAGTAAAAGAAAAAGAGCAAAAATAAGACAAAAAAGACCAATGGGAGCTGGCACAGCTGGAGGCGGAATGAAAGCCGCAACAGCAGCAACCATGGGAAACGCTCAAAGAAGTGCATTAAGTTTAAAAGAACTAATAAATGCTCAACTTCCTGGAGAATTATTAGAGCGTATGGGTTTACCTGCATTAAGAAACAGAACAGGTAGATTTAGACAAAGTGCAGAGGTACTAAATGTTACACAAGGTGCAAGAGGAGGAACTCAAATAGATTATACTTATATGAGAAATCCTTATGAAACATTTGAGCCAGGAAATGCACAGGGTAGTACACACAGAGATCCTCGCAGATTAATTGGTAGAGCAGTTAGAGATATTGCGATGGACATAACAGGAAGAAGATTTATAAGAACTAGGAGAGTATAATGGCAAATAGAGATTTCACTACACGAAGAAGTGCTATTTGTAATGCGTACGTAGAAAAGCTACTAGAAGTTGACGGAACAGGTAAGTTTAGAACAACAGTAGCAAGTGCTGAACCAAGATTAAAGTTTTGGGACGAAGTACAAGATTTTCCTGCTGTTCATGTAAACTCAGGTTCTGAAGTAAGAGAATACTTAGGACAAGGAGATAAATTTAGATACTTAAGTCTTACCTTTCGTTGTTATGTAAACGAAGATGACGCAGTATCAGCATTAGAACAACTAATGGAAGACGTAGAAACACTTATAGAGGATAATAATCCACTTAGTTATACAACAGGTTTAGGGGTAGTTAATACTACAATTCAAACAACAATAAACTCCATTGACACAGACGAAGGAGTTATGGAACCATTTGGAATCGGTGAAATAGTATGCACCGTCCAATATTAACGAAAACGGTAAAGCAGAGAAAACTCTAGCTGACCCTTTTCAAAGCAAAAATAGGAGAATGTAATGGCAGATACATTTTATTTTAGTCGTGATACCAAAGTTCATCTCACTGATAGTGCAGGAGCAATCTATAAAATACCAGTGCTAGATGGATTTAGTTTTTCACAGGCGACAAACACTTCAGAGATTACTCTGAATGAAATGGCCAATTCAGGAGTAAGTAGAAGAGCTAGACAAATGTTTACTGATTCATACGCTCCAGCAGAGTGGTCATTTTCAACATATATCAGGCCTTTTAAGTCTGGTGGCGCAGGCTCAGGAGGAGAACACTCAGCAGTGCATCATCACATGGTAGAAGAGGCTTTATGGAACGCTTTAGCAGGAAGTGGAGCAGTAGGTGCAAGTGGTACAGCTCTAACAGCTGATGGAACAGATGCAAATATAGCTTTTACAAATTCAAATAAAGTAGCATTAGATACTTTTGATTTATTCTTTGAATTAGGAACTGGAAAAGCAAATCCAACAATTTATAAGATAGAGGGCTGTGTTGTAAATGAAGTAACAGTAGATTTTGATATTGATGGAATCGCTACTGCTCAATGGTCAGGATTTGGTAAGATTATAACTGAAGAATCTTCTATGACCACAGCAACTATCTTTGAAGGTACAGCAGCAGCAGATACAAATAACTTTATTAGAAATAGATTAACAGACTTAACTGTAACTAATGATGTATTTGAAACAACAGCAAATGGAGCAGTAAGTAGTTCTGCTAGTGTTACTTTAGCAGCAGGTAGTGATTTAATCAAAGTAGGACAAAATGTTTTTGCTGCAGGAACTGCAGTTGGAACTGTATCTGCAATTTCAGGTACAACTCTAACTCTAAGTGGAGCAGTAAGTATATCAAACGGAGCCGCTATAGTATTTTCAAATGCAGGAATGGTTAGTAGCTATACTTTAACACTAATTGGTGGAAATATCACTATTTCAAATAATATGACTTTCTTAACACCAGAAACTTTAGGTTCAATTAATCAACCTTTAGGTCATGTTACAGGAACTCGTTCAGTATCAGGTGCCTTTAGTTGTTACTTAAATACTCCCGCTAGTGGAGCTTCAAGTACAGATTTATTTGAAGATATTATTGAATCTACTTCAACAATAACAAATTCATTTGATTTAACATTTGTTGTTGGTGGAAGTGGTAATACACCAAGAGTTACAATGAACTTAAATAATTGTCATCTTGAAGTGCCAACACACTCATTAGATGATATAATAAGTTTAACAACTAACTTCCACGCATTACCAACATCAGTTGATGCAACAGACGAAATAGATATGATTTTCGTAGGACCAACTGTAACATAAATAATTTAACAGGGAGGGGAAACCCTCCCTCTTTCATAGGAAAAATAAATGACAGAAGAAAAACAACAAGCAGTATCATTAGCGAGTTTATTAACTCCAAGTAAAACGGTAACAGTTGACTATCCTGGTTATAAAGGAATGACTGTTGACCTTTGCTATTTAGCAAGAGAAGAATTAATGAAACTTAGAAATCGTTGTGTTTCTCAAAAACTCAATCGTAAGACTAGAGCATTTGAAGAGATACTAGACGAAGAAAAGTTTATCATAGAGTATGTAAAAGCTGTAATCAAGGGGTGGAGCGGTTTAAAATATTCTTACCTAGAAGAGCTTCTATTGGTGGATATTAGTAGTCTCAATCCTGAAGATGAACTTCCTTTTACACAAGAAAATGCGCAGACTTTAATGAAGAATGCGACTGATTTTGATACTTGGGTAACGGAAGTTGTAGGAGATTTAGAAAATTTTACGAAGACCAAGTAAAAGAAATACTTGGTCTCTTAGAGAAAGAATTTAGAGATGGTCAGATTTCTTTAGATACATATTTAGATATATGTGAACAAAAAGGTATAGAACCTGACCCAGATGAAATGCCACCAACTATGGGAGATTATCCTCCAGAAGTTCAGGTGGCTTTTTTATTGCACGACCTTTTACCAGATCGTTGGGACGGTATGAGTGGCTCTTACTTTGGTAAGGATATGTCAGCATTAGATTTACTACTTGAAACTTGGGAAGTAGAGGATAAAAGAACTACTATATTTTTTATCAAAAAAATAGAAGCATATAATTCAAAACAAATAAATGAAAAATTGAGAAGAAAAAGAGAGGCTTCAGAAAGACAAGCAAAAGCAAACGCAGGTTCTAAATCTGGTATAAATGTAAAAGGATAATGAGTAAAACAGTAAAAGCAGGAAAAATTATTATTGAGTTAGATGATGGTAATACCATTGAACTTTTTGGTAATTCAGCAAAGAAAACTTCAAAGAAAGTAGATGATTTAAGTAAATCAACTCAAACTGCTGATAGAAATCTAAAAGGAGCCGCTCGTGCTTCTTCAAATACAACAAAAAACTTTTCTAAAATGCAACAAGGCCTTGGTGGTCTTGTAGGTGCTTATGCAACTCTTGCTGCTTCAATATTTGCTATTGGTGCGGCATTTAGAGCATTAGAAGAGGCTTCAAATATTAAAAATCAAATTAGAGGTATGGAAATATTTGGAGAAGTTACTGGTATTGCCATGAGAAGTATTGTAGCAGATGTAAGAGCTGCAACAGGAGGACTTTTACAGTTTCGTGATGCTGCTCAAGCTGCTCAGATAGCAACAGCTGCAGGATTCAATGCTACTCAAATAAAAGAACTAGCAACTGGAGCAAAATTAGCCTCTGTTGCTCTTGGTAGAGATTTAACTGATTCATTTAACAGATTGATTCGTGGTGTGACAAAAGCCGAGCCCGAACTACTTGATGAATTAGGTATCGTACTAAGAATAGATGATGCAACTAGAAAATTTGCTCAGGCAAATAAAGTTGCAGCAAAATCATTAACAATTGCACAAAGAAGGTCAGCTGTATTTGAAGAAGTTTCTAGACAATTAGTACAAAACTTTGGAGAGTTTAATGAACAAGCAGATGAACTTGTAAATCCTATTACTAGACTTCAAACTGCTTTTAATGATTTAATAGTATCTGCAAGAAATCTTGTTGGTCCTTTTGAAGAAATAGCAAACTTTATTTCTAGAAATACAGGAGCAGCAGCAGCTTTATTTGTAGGTTTTGGTGTTGCTATAATAAAATCAGCTTTTCCTGCTTTGAATACTTTAACAACAAGTTTACAAAATTTTGCAATAAATGCACAAACAAGTTCAGAAGCAGCAAATGCAGCATATAAAAAACAAGCAATTGCATTTAAAGCAAATTCTAATGATATGATGGCCTCAGAACAAATAAGGTCTGCAAAATCAAGAGCAATTCTAAGAAAACTTGGTGTAGATGAAGACGCTTTTCTTGCAAAAAGAGCTATTAATCAAAGAAGATCAGTTGCACAGCTTATTCGTAATGAACAATTAAGAGCAGAAGGAAGTAAAAAAATAAGAGAAGCAGAATTAGCGCATCTTATAGCTGTTCATAAAGCCATGGAAGCCTCTCATGTAAAAATGACAACAAGAATGATGGCAGGCATAAAAGCACTTGGAACAGGTAGTGCAGCAGTATTTACAGGAATAGGAGCAGCAGGTGCAGCTGGAATAGGAGCAATAGGAACAGGAGTAAGTAAACTTAGTGGTGCTTTCGCTATGCTGGGCACTGTTATAAATGCTGCATTCTTTATATTTCTTGCTGGATTCGTAGGAAAATTTATATTTGAAATGGTATTTCTAACAAAAGAAATGAGAGAAGAAATGGAAAAAACTGATAAAGTCATAGAAGCTTCTCAAAATAGAATAAAAGAAATAGATAGAATTGGTAATAAATTATTTCAGGGGGCTGCTGAAACAGCCGAAGATAATTTTAATAGAATTAATAAACAATTAATTGCAACATTCAATTTAATTAATGGTTTACGAGATGCAGACGCAGCAAAATCTATAATAGGAGAAGCTCAAACAGGACAATTATCAAAATCACAAAGAGCTGACCTTGCAGGCATAGTTTTAGAACAATTGACTACAGCTACTGCTTTAGCAGGGGGAGATTTATCAAGTATTAAATCTTTTTTACAAGGTTTAAATCTCTCTTCCTTTGGTATTACTCCTGACTTTGACCCAGATGAAATGAAAAAGGTAGATAAAAATATTTTTGATAGTTTACCAGATTCTAGTGGTATTGGAGGACTAAAAGGTGTTCTTGAAATACTAGATAGACAAGGACTTGAAGGAAGTGCAGATTTATTAAGAAGTATATTTGTAGATGTGTTTAAAAACGCAGACCCAAATAAAATAACTGCTGTAATAGGAAGCACGGCTACCCAATTAAAATTTGTAAATGAAGCAGCTGGAGACCAAGGAGAAAAATTACAGGGTGTAAGCGATGCATTAAAAGAGTTTGTAGAAGTAACAAATAGAATTACTTTTACTCCGACTGCTTTTGAAAATCTTGCTTCATCAATAAGAACTGTTAAAAATGATATAGATGAGGCAATAAAAGCACAGGTTACAGGTGCTCAACTTCTAGATTTAATTCAAACAAAAACAAATAGAAATTTTGCAACAGTTAAAGAAGGACTAGACTTTGTTAGACTTATGGCATTTGAAACAGATGCTATAATAAAAGAATCAGCTCAAAATCTTCGTGATGCAGGTATAATTGATGCAAAATTAGCAAGAGTTGGAAGCAGAAAAGACCCGCTTGCAGATAGAGTGAAAAGAAATTTAAAAATTGAACAATTAACAAATAAAAGACAGAAAAAAGAGATAGAAATTAGACAAGAGGTTCAAAGACTTAATGCAGCAAATGAGTTAGGAAATGTTCAAGCAGAAAAGAAACTAAGAAACTTAGAAGACCAATTAATGGTTTTACAAGCACAAGAAGACGAAGCTACAAGAGCAAATTCAGTTATGGGTAAATTAAATGATACAATGGCTCAACAATTAGGAAATATGTTCCAAAGCATTATAGATGGCACAATGAAAGCTTCAGAGGCCTTTAAACAATTCGCAAAAGTAGTTTTAGAAAAATTAGTAGAAATAGCAGCAGCTGAAGCAGCAGCAAATATATTAGCAGCTTTTGGTAGTAATCTTATTACAGGTTTTGCAGGAGGAGGAAGAGGCGATACAACAATGGCAGGAGAACCTACTCCCCTACCACAAGGTCAAGCGTATGGAAGATACGGTGGAATAATGAAACCTAAATTTTCAGCAAGAATGGGTTATATGCCAGGAGGTATAGCAGACGGACCAAATGCAGGATATACAGCAGTATTACATGGAAGAGAAGCCGTAATACCTCTAGGACAAGGACAAAATGCAATACCTGTTGTATTTAAAGACGGTGCCCCTGGAGGAATGACAAATTCAGTTGTAAATGTTACAGTAAATAGTGATGGTAGTTCAGAAATGACAGAAGAGCAAGCAACAGGTATGGGAAGAAGTATACAAGCAGCTGTTATAAATGAGATAGCAAATCAACAAAGACCAGGTGGTATGTTAAGCGGAGGATAAAATGGCATTAGGATTTACAGATTTAACAAGTACAAGAAGAATCCCCGATAGAGGATTAGCAAAGAAAACTACTCCAAGAACTTTTACAGTAGAGTTTGGAGATGGTTACGAACAAAGAATAGCAAGAGGAATAAATAATTTAGCAGAAGAATTTAGTATAGCCTTTACAAATAGACCTGTAGCAGATATAGATGATATAATAGCCTTCTTTGATAGCAAAGCAGGAGTTACTGCTTTTGATTTTACTATACCTGATACGAATGAAAGTGGAAACGAAGTAACTATTAAGGTTGTATGTGAAACATGGAATAAAGTATACTTTAAAGATAATTTTTATAATGCAACAGCAACATTTAGAAGAGTCTATGAGTCATGACAGAAAAATTACTTAATAAAGATTTTCAAAAACAAGCCCCTGGTTCAGCTATTCTTCAGCTTTTTGAACTAGAATTATCTAGTTCTAGTACTGTATATTTTCATGCTGGAGTAGAAGAAGATTTATCAACTGTTCAACTTAGACAAGAAGACGGCACTATAAAGACGTACGTTGCTTTACCTGTATAAGCTTCAGGATTTGGACTTGATCCAAGCCGACCAGTAACAAGACCTTCAATAGCTTTTGCAAATGCCCTTTCAGTTTTTGGAAACGCAGTAGGTGAATATGATGATTTACTTGGAACAAAAATAACACGAAGAACAACATTACAAAAATACTTAGTAGGAGAAAGCGGAGACGCAACCCCTCCTGTAGAA